GCTGCGTGTAAAGACCGGTCACTCTAGGTGTTCCGAATGCAATATATTTAGCGTAGTTTAGATGAGTTGTTGTTAAACCCGTTAGTGTATCCTGCCCATAGGGGTGGGGAAGTAGGTAGGTTGGGGCGGCTGCTCGATGATCTGGAGTAGGCCCTCAGCACTTGATTTGGTTTGTACAGCGAGGCGACGGACCCCTTCGGTCCCGTACCACCTAATGTTCCTGGAGAGCATGGGCGCACAATTTTCCTTCGCGAACCTCCTCATGAGGCTAGCGGACGGGAGTGCGTACTTGAGCTCGGATTCTGTGTCGTCGAACTGAGTGATTAGTTCGGATGGCAAGAATTCAGGAGTATACAGACGGGTATTCTCCTCCAATGGACCAAACGGTATGGTGACAAGTTCATGATGGATGACCCTCTCGAGTCTCCCCGTGTTGACCTGTCCCTCCTTCGTTACGCTGATCAAGTTCTTGGGTTTCTTTCCCTTCGAAAGTTGTTCCTTCGTTAGGAGTTTAGCAAATGTAGCCAGTTGTCTTTGTTTGTGTGTGATGTACGGATTTTCTGGTGCGCTGTTGGCGAGAGTTGAGAGAGGAGAGTCAAGAAGTGTCCAACCGTTAGGGACGTTAAATCCGCATCCGCCACGAGCATGAGGTAAGAACAGATTGAATTCTCCATCTCTGGAGACTGTCCGAACCAATTGTGAGTGGTAGTGGAGGAAGCGTCTGTGAGCTCGAATCTGATCGAGAGCTCCGGAGACCACAGTGTTGTGATGATCCCAGATGGGCTGAGCTGTGAGAGATGCTCTACCCGTGATTTTGGATTGTCCTGTAAGAAGTCCGATGTTGAAGAAGGGTATGATACGTACAATGTCGTGGTTCACACCGTTGAGTATTTTCACGTGGTAGTTGAAACAAACCGAGTTAATTGTAAATATGTTCGGATGGATGTAGTTCTTCCCGATGGAGAGCTCGTACCCTGCGATCTGGATTTCCAGATTCCACAGGCGGTACAGCTCATCGTCGGCTCGGAAAAGAATGTCATCTCCGTTCACAAGTACAGGGAGTGCCTTCACGTTTTTAACTTCAGGGAGGTTGTGGTTCGCGCGGTAGATGTTCAACGCTCTCCAGTAACATACCAGATTGACAGCACAGAGGATCGGAAAGCTGAGTACCGATCCCATGAGTTGCCCATTAGTTTGCATTACCGGCTCAAGCCCGCCCATTTGGGCGAGCGAATCCGGGTAGTGAATCTTCTGGTGGTAGATTACGGAGCGAAAGACGTCCTTCTGCTTATCCGAGAGGTGCTGCCGTTCTTGTACTTCTTCAAGTACTTGTTCGAAAGCGTGCCTCGTGGAGTGGAAGTTCTGTCCGTCTGTTGCCGCTGTATAGTCCCCGGACACAAAATAGGGGAAGTTGTGTCCTAATCTTCGTTCTCTGTCTAGTAGTTGTAGGATGTGGAACTCTGTCACCGGTGTACCCGTCAGATCAAACTGAGGCATTCGCTTCAGATGACCATGCATCGCCCGCTGGAGCGTGCCGCTCACCCAATACCTCAAATCGTTCCCCTTAGTGATAAGGCGAACTTTGAGAGGCTCGAGTATGGCAGCTACCTCAACATCGGTCGGTTCGTGTGACGCCAGTTCAATGAGTTCAGCATAGGTAGGGGTCGGCAGTCCAAGGACCTCGACCTCGCCAAACCTGTGCATGTCCTGTTTAGCCATAGCAAGCAATTCGGCGGTTTCGGAACGCGGGGCTTCTTCTCGAATCCGAGGCTTCATGAACTCATCACGAGACATGAACTCCTCGGCCGGATAGCCCAACTCTTCGATCCAAACCTGCCGGAACTCTTCGTAATCGTTCAAATCCGCGGAGGTTGTGGGCAGAACGGAAGGGCCAGAAATGACCTTCTCCCGGATTGCCTGAGCACCCCCCCCGCGTGATCGAGGTCCATACCTCTCACCACGAATGGTGGACGAGAACGCAGCGTTGCCGCTCGGCTGCTCTAGTTTCTCTTTAATCTTCAAACCTTTCCACACCTTCTTCATAAGGGTGTCTCGCTCTGTCTGGTCATACCAGGTCTGTGCAGGGGGGCTCTGAGTCAACTTCCTTCGGTGCTCAACGCATGACGCGTGAACTACCTCAGGACGTGCCTCGGCCGCAGCCCTCTTCACACCTTGGAGCAGACTCCACCACAGACGACAGTGGGCCGCATTGATGCGCCCTCTCTTGTCCCTGCGTTGAGCAAGC